AAATAGCACATGCTATTTATATGCACATTCATACACCTGATACAAGGGGAAGTGTTGTTGTAAATGTTCCAACATCTGTACCAAATCATTATGAAGTTATAAGATTTGACAGACCAACTCAAACAGAAATTGAATATAAATTGGATATAAAAAGTGCTGATGAATTGAAAATCAAAAACTTAATTGATGAATACATTAATGAAGCTGGAATAGGGGCTTTACTATCAAATGGGACATTCTTATATGAATATCTTTACAATAAAAACTATAAATATACCGATTTTGACTTGAAGTTTAGAAAAAAAGATACCCTTGTTTGGAGTAATTCAATTCAATTAAACTTTAATGAAATACCAAAGAGTGCTGGGAGAATATCATGATAGATGAGGTTATAAAGGGTTTACCTTTACATTTTCAAAAGGAAAATACAATTAAATTTTATAAGACCTTGAAGCCTGTTATTGAGTACATAAATGCCTTAATAGAGGACTTAAAAAATCAAACATCACTATTGAAATGTTCAGGGATATTCTTAGATTTTATGGGGGAAAGATATGATGAAAAGAGAAATGGTCGAGATGATGAAACTTATAGACAAGCATTGATTATTAAAAAAATGGCACTTGATGGATTACCTAATACAGAATTTTTGCTTTCACTTACTAGGGAACTTACTAATAAAGAAGTTACAAAATTAAAAACAAGACCATTGCAAGAAGTAGCTAGTCAACTATTTAAGGTAAACATGGTTGATGACTTGAAAGTTATAAATAAAATGCCTGATCTGAATAAAGTGTGTGAGGCTGGAGCAAGAATGTATTGGGAACTTGAAATAATCAATAATAAAAGTAATAAATACTACTCATCAATAGTTGAGAGTATGAAAAAAATTGAGATAAAAGCTGATTTTAAACTAGATCAAACTATGAGGATAAATTCAGAATTGAATATCGCTCAAGGGATAGGATTTACTAAGATAATTCAAATAGGAGGGACTACATAATGAGTTATTTTGAAGGCTTAAAGCTAACAAAAAAAGGTGAACAACTTCAAGCAAAGATAAATGGAAACTTATCTGAAACTTTAACTTTTACAAAAGCAAAGTTAGGAAGTGGTTCAATAACTTCAAATGATGAGATTAGATTCTTAACTGATGTAAAGGAAGAATGGGGAACAGCAAATGTAACTAGCTGTAAAATACAAGGAGATGAAAAAAATATAGTAGCTATAGAAGTTCAGTTTTCTAATGCTGAACTAAGAGAAGACAAAATATTCAGAGAGGTAGGACTCTACGCACAAGGAAATGAAGGTGAAGAAATTCTTTATGCATATGCAAATGCTGGAGATAAATACGATTATATTCCATTGATGAAAGATAGTCCACATTCTTTTATAATAGTAATTTATTTTAATATAACAAGTGGTTCAAAAGTTGATGCCAAGATTGATTTACATAGTTATGTGTCACTTCAAGAGTTTAATGAAGGAATGAATAAAAAAGTAAATAAAACAGACTATGCTTCAGCCGAGCAGTATGGAATAGTTAAGTATGGAGCTGAAGAAGGGACAGTACTAGAAGGAAATAAGTTTACTCAGATGATGGGAAAAGATTATGGTGGGATATTAAATGAACCAGGAACAAAAGAAGTAGGGAAAACTTACTTTGATAAAAATACAAAGAAATTATACTTATGTAAGAATACAAATACAGATATTTCAGCAAATATAAATAATTATATAGCTATGGACAGTCATTCAATTCTTGAGAGATTGGAAAATCTAATCAAATATGAATCAATAGATAAAACTCAAGGGACTAGATATTCAGCTTTAGTTTTTTCTAAAATAGGAAAAACTGCACATGTCTTTTTAGATGTTCCTTCTTCAGTTTCAACAACTTTGAATGATGGAGCTTTACTATTTACATTTCCAGTTGGCTATAAACCAAAATTTTTTAATTTAAAGTTAATAGTTTCAAGTCCTAGTGGGCGAATTGCTAGGACTAGATATGATGCAAACACAGGGAAAGTATATGTTTTAAATAAATTAGATATAGGTGAAAGTATGTACTTAGATACTTTCTATTTTCTAGATTGAACTTGATTTTTTAACTATAAAAAACTTTAGTTATGTAAGCACTAAAAGCTACAATATTTGAAAAAATGGAAACATAGTCTCGAATGTAGCTGATTTTAATATTTTTACAACAAGAGTTTTTTATGAATAAGTTAATTAATTTAACTTCTTACAAAATAATGTTACAACGTAAGAACGAGACATTTTATTTGTAGAGTAAACTACTGTGATTTCAGTATTACTTCTTTCATAATCAAAACCAATATAATCAGTTTCTTGGATATTATCTTTCCAAAAAACAGATGCTGTAAGTATTTCATAACCTTGTGGGGCTATATACTTCATATGTATTTTATTCCCTATGTCTATGTTTGGGCTTGACTGATATGTGAAAATTCCAATATTGTTTAAATTTCCATTAAAAGTATTTTGAAAACTTCCATTGCTTGTAAATGTAATTAGATTTTCCAATCTATTCAGTTTTATATAATGTACCTAACAAATTTGAAGGAGGTACAAAGTATGGAACTAAAAGGATGGGAAAAGTTAAAGAAGGAAAATGTGGAGATTTATAAGCAGTATTTGAATAGCTGCAAAAGCAGTAACTACGAAACATGGGAAACAACTTATTCTACTTACATCAGTAATTTCAAGTTGTTCCTTATATGGTTTCAAGAAAATTATAAAAATAGGTATTTATTGAGTAAAGACACACTGATGGAAATGCCTCAAATTATGGAAGAGTACAGAAACCATTGCAGGAGTTTAGGAAATAGTAAAAGGACTCTAATGAATAAAACAACATCAGTTAGTAGTTTTTATTTATGGTGTGTTAGAAGAAATAAATGCAGGTTTCACCCGTTTGATAAAAAACTAGACAGATTGAAATTTGCTGAAAAAGATAAGATTAGAAAGAACTATTTTTTAAATACTGAACAAATTCTTACTGTTAGACTTTTTATGAAATTTCAAAATAAAAAGTATGATATTCAAGATAGGATTTTATGGGAATTATTTTTAGACAGTGCTTGTAGAATTTCAGCGGTTCAAAATTTAAAGTTGGAGCAATTAAGACTAGAAGAGGGATACTTTGAAGGAGTTAAAGAAAAAGAAGGTTATATAGTGAATGCCTTTTTCTTTGAGAAATGTAAAATTCTTTTAAAAGAATGGATTAAATTCAGAGAAGAGTCAGGAATACATAGTGAATGGCTGTTTATAACAAAATATGGAGATGAATATAGAAAGATGAGTCAGGGGACTATAAGAAACAGAGAAAAAAAAATGGGCTTAATTCTAGATATTCCAGACTTATACCCGCACTCTTTAAGAAAAACATCAATAAATCTTATAAACAATCTAGCTGGGTTAGGTGTTGCTAGTAGCTATGCAAATCATACAAGTAGTAATGTAACAAGTAAACACTATTTACAAAAAACTAATCCTATGGAAGTAAGAAATAATATTATTCAGCTTCGTAAAAAGCTAGGAATATTTTAGAAAGGAGCAATAAATGAGCAATGTAATAAACTTTTATAAAGGCATAGAATTAAAATATTCAGTATATTCCAACAGTTTAGAAGATGTTAAAAATAATCCACTTAATTATTTTCCTGAATATACTGATGATATGTTCATAACAGATAAGAATTTTCAATATCCAATAATCAAAAATAATGAACTAACGGAAATGACAAGAGAAGAAAGAATAGAACAAGGGATAGAAACTCAACTAGAACCTGGTGAATTTATAAAAAATAAAAAACTTGTTAAAGCCCCTCAGCCGAGTAAATACCATTTTTGGAATAAAGAGACTAATAAATGGGATTTAGACCTGGAAGGTTTAAAGCATATTACAAGAAGAAAATTTAGACAAGTTTTACTGGATAAAATTTATGCTGACTTTGATTATAATGGAAAAATCTTTCAGATGGGTGAAGCAGATGAAATCAATTTCTTAAGAGTAAAATCAGCAATAGATATAGCAACAACAAGTAATGATCCAAAAGCAATTATAGAAGCTGTTAAGTTTCTAAAAGTTGAAGTTCCAGAAGGGTTTGAAGAAAAAGTAAAAGCAATTATAAAAGATAAGACAACATTATCAGAAGTAATTCAAAATTTAAAAATAAATTGGAGATTAAAAGACAATTCAGTAGATTCCTTTACCTTTGGAGAAATTAATCATATATATCTATTATGGATATTAAGAGGAACAGCTGCACAAGAGGAGTACACAGCAATAGCAACAAAAACAATGGAAGCTAAATCTTTGGAAGAATTGGAATCTATTGAATGGAAATAAAAGGGGTGATGCAAATGTTTAGTTTGTCACAAGCGAGCAAAAATATGATGAAAGGAGTTCATCCTGATCTAGTCTCTTTTATAGAAGAGCTAATAGGATTAAGTCCTCATGATTTTAAAGTAACCTGTGGTATGAGAACAGCTGAAGAACAGAACAAATTATATCAGTATGGAAGAACTATCCCAGGTGCATGGAGAACAAATTGTGATGGCTATAAGATTCAATCAAATCATCAAGAAAAGATTGATGGACTTGGATATGCCGTTGATATAGGTGTTTTAGTAAAAGAAAAGGAAAAAAAAGAAATTGAAGTAAATGGGAAAAAGGTAATAAAAGAATTTGAAAAAACAGTGTACAAAGCTGGTTCAAAAGATCTTCATTATTATAAAGATATCTATGAGACTGCAAAAAAACATGGACTGATAGAGAAATATAATATTGAGTGGGGTGGAGAATGGAAAAAAGTAGATGCTGTACATTTTCAAATCAGAGGAGCAGGGAAAATACCTTATAAAACAGTTTATAACAAATAGGAGGATTAGAAATGATAAACCAAGTAATTGCATATTTAAAAGGATTTAATCAAGAACAATGGCTATGGATAGTATTAGCAGGGGGAATTTTAGGATATATTATTTATAACAGAAAACAGTATATAAACTTATTTGATGCAGCTGTTATTGCTTCAGAGGAAAGCTTTAAGTATGGAGAGAATAAAAAGAAACTTAAGGCAGCATTAAAATTTGTTGAATATAGAACTGATAAATTACCATATCCAGTTAGAATTTTATTAAGAAAATTTTTCAGTAGAAAAACAATAGAAAGAGCAATAGAAAAAGCCTTGCAAAAGTTTTCTGATACATTTGGCACAGGAAGAAAAATAGATATTGAAGAAGCTGAGAATGATGAAGAATAAATTAAAATTAAAAAAAGTTAATAATGTATTTAGTGTAGTCCTTGAGGACTATACTAAATATATCAAAGACTTTCCAATAGTAATTCCAGCAGGATTTAGAACAGATGGAGCCAGTATACCTCTTATATTGAGACCTTTTTTTGAGAGATATGGAAAAAATACAGAAGCGGCTGTCATTCATGACTTTCTGTATTCAAAGTTTAATTCAACAGGTATTAATAGAGAACTAGCTGATAAAATATTTTTATTTATCTTAAAAGAAAATGGAGTATCTTACAGGGTTAGAAAGGTAATGTATAAGGCTGTTAGGATGTTTGGAGAAGTCTTTTGGGAGAAAAAACTTAGAAATGAAGGATACAAAAATCAAGCTGTCTTTGATAGAACAGAAGAGGCAAAGCTATATTATAGTGAATGGGAGCAAAAATTAGGAAAACTTTAGGAGATTAAAATGGGGAAGATGAATGGGTTATTTGAACATTGGTTTATAAGAGGTACAATTGGTTTTATATTATATTTATTAGGAGGCTGGAGCAAATCATTAGAAATAATGATGACATTTATAGTAGTTGATTATATAAGTGGATATTTAAAGAGTATCTATAAGAAAGAAATATCATCTAAAAAGGCTTTTAGAGGTATTATAAAAAAAACTTCTTGTATTTTAGCTGTTATAATAGGTGCTTCACTGGATAAATTAATAGAAGGAACTCCTATAAATGTTCCAATTAGTTTATTTAATATTCCCCTATCTTTTAAGGAATTAATAATATTTTCAGTCATAGGAAATGAAGGAATTAGTATAATTGAAAATTTAGGAGAGATGAATTTCCCCTTTCCTTTATTTATAAAGAAATTCTTTAAGCAGTTAAAACAGCAAGATGAGCAAGATAAAGAGAATAAATAATAAAAAATTAAAAGGAGTATTCAAACTCCTTTTTTGTTTAGTATAGAAATTTTATTTTTATCATTTTGTTTTTAAATAAAATTATCATTTTAAATTAAAATTTTTATCAAATCGTTTTGCGTCTTACACTTTGAATACTTTTTTATAATTAGCTAATTCTTCACTATAATCTTCTTCAATTATTTTATTCCATAGTTCAGCATCTTT